GTGTCCAATCATAATATATCATGATACTTGTCATTATAAATCTTTCTTTATTGATTACATTATATATTTATAAGACTATTAGTTTCTACCACCCTTATCATAGGCTTGCCTGATCTCCTCCATCTGCATTGTGGATAGGATACTGAGGACTTCATGTGCTCTCTTCTCAGAGTAGTTATAGTGCTTCATGATAAGCTTGACCTGATCTGTGGTTGCATCCCTCTTATGCCACTTGGAGAACCTCTTCTTTTTAGGGATAGAGTTCTTGAGGAATTCAAACTGCCACTGTGTAGGGATCTGGGCGTGCATGTTCATCTCGTTGGCATACATCACTGTATCCGGGAAGAACGATAACCCACGGTTGATCATGAANGGAGCATAGTCCTTGGATGCCTGNGGATCCTGNAATAAGTCCTTCTTGTTNTCGTTTATNGCATTAAGGAAATCAAATGGTGTCATTTACCCATTCCTCTGCTGCAGCTTCTGCGATATCTTCATCTAACTGAGAATCTCTACTGATTAACTTACCGTCTTGGTATAGTTCTGCTATAAACCATCTACCCCACTTATTAACCTTTGCTGTCTTGCCATTATCTTGGCCAAAGTATTCACTTAAAAATACTGTCTCAATATTACTCATTTTAAACCTACCTCTTCAAGATTTTGTTTGTTTGCCATGAAATTTGTATCGGGAAACCGTTTTTGTAGTAATGCGGTTATCTCGCCTCTTGTATTACCTTGTGCTAAGAACTGTTGGGTGTCTCTATTATATGCTAGTATGGCATGTTCCATCTTAACAAAGTTTATATTAACTATCTTTTTTTGAGGTAATGGAGCATCAGCAATATTACCTAAGATCTTTTGCACTTTATAATATATAAGGATCTTAAGTGCTATCCAACCTAAAAAGAATCCTGAGACAAACGTAAGAAAATAGTTCATGCCTTCCCTTCGAATGGTGGAGTCCCACCGTTTTTAATATACTCGTCATAGCTACGCATCTTAACATTATGGATAGCTATCGCTGTTTCACGGATATTCTCCATCTTGTCTCCAGCTGGGTTTGACTGTACAAAACCTCGTTCGATTAGGTATGATGCTTTGTCCCAATCGTCTGAGTCGTATTCTCTTTTTACTTCATCTTGCATGATGACATAACCTCCGTAAGTGCAGCCATGAGGTTTAGTTCATGATCTGCAACGAACGCAGCCTTATACTGATAGTCAGCAAGTATCAATACTAATTGTGGGATACTAGCTGGCTCCATGTTTACTGAAGCTGTGTCGTATAGTTGTCTAAAGATATTTATAGTCTCTGAGTCTCCGTTCTTAGCTACCCACTTCCTAACTTCTGTGAAGTTCTTTTCCTTCATGTTGTTGATGAGTTGCTTGAATGAGTCTTCAGTCATGTTTACAAGGATGCCAGCATCGATCTTACCTGACACTGAATATCTCTGTAATTCGTTTAGTACACGTCTCCAATCAGGAAAGTGTTTAGTGACCAACTCTGCTACCACCTTCTGGTCTGCTTCAACGTTCTCTTGCTTTAAGATGTTCATGGTACGTTTGAAGAAGGACGCTGCGATCTCTTGCTTCTCTGTATTCTCGATCTTAAAGTCAATGACTGAACATCTACTATGTAACGGCTCGATGATACGGTTCTTATAGTTACATGTAAAGATGAAACGACAGTTGTTAGAGAACTCTTCGATGAATGCTCTAAGCGCTGGTTGTGTAGAATTTGGGTTTAGATAGTCTGCTTCGTCTAGTATGATGACCTTCTTAGCGTCAGTCAACGATACTGTTGAGGCAAAGGATTTGATCTTGGTTCGAAGGACATCGATACCAGATTCTTCGGATCCGTTTATGAGAAGATACTCGGCTCCGATCTCGTTACATAATGCTTTGGCAACGGTGGTCTTACCCACACCTGCCGTACCACAAAATAAGAAGTTAGGCAGTTCACCGGTTTGGACGAACTGCTTGAATGTTTCTTTTAAGTTCTTTGGTAAAATACAATCTTCGATCGTCTGAGGTCTGTAGCGTTCAACCCATAAATATTCCATAATATCTCCATAATATAAATTAGCTTACGCTTCAAATGTTGAATCAGCTTCAACTGCTACATAATACACTAGATCACCTGCGCCTTTAAAGCGTGAGATCTTTTTAGATGAGATAGAAACATCATAGTCACCTGGTACCATCTTAAGGTTCTCGATCTTGAGGTTCACCTTAAACACCGATGTTGTCGTACCTAAGGTATATGTATATGCATTTGATGTTGCATTCTTCTTATCACCCACGACCACTTGGATGGTTGATCCATCACCCAACAGTGCAACATCTGTAGACTTGAGGATTGGTGCGGTCTTGAGGATCATAGCTAATACGTTTGCTTCAAGCTTGAAGTTGATCTCTGCATCGGGGAATACGATCTCTTTCTTAGGTACAACGATAGAGTTAGGTGCTGCAGCAAAGTACTTGATACTGCTGTTACCTTGTTTCACTGTCACTGTCTTTTCAGAGAACTCAAGATCTGGATCCTCAAATAATGATAGCACAGCAAGGAACTCGTTCACATCATAGATACCGAACTCATTAGGGAATGTTTCAGTAACTGTACATGATGACATGATGGTGTTACTTACTGCAATTGTAGATAGTACATTGCCTGGTTTAAATAACAAGTTGTTATTGATTGAGGCATAGTTTTTAATCAGTGCCAATGTTTCTTTACTTAGTTTCATTATATTTTCCTTCATCAAGATCTAACATAAACATTAAACAACAAATCGCATGAGCTATATGATTGACTCCTGTTTCAGGATCATACATCTCACCTTCTTTATATGCCCACAGGTGTCTCTGTGCTGCATCAAAATACCTACGATTGCCATCTGGTACTCTACGCCAATTATCAGGCTCATACTTCTCTGCGCCAAATGTCAATACTTTAACAGTCTCGCGTAAAGCGAGAGGTGGAATAAGTCCATATTGCAACTTACCACCATCGAATTTGCGTCCACCTTTGTGGTCTTTACTCTGCGAAATCTTTAATTCGTCTTTAGTCATCGTGTCTCCTCTGTTTAGAACTCTCAGTTAAGAACTCTAAAGAGAGGAGGCATTGCGCCTCCTCGAACTGACTTACTAGAGAATTGACTCTTAGAATGCTGAACCACCTAATACAGCATAAGCTGCAGCAATCATTTTACGGCTTGGTGTACCTAATCTGTAACGAGTAGTTGATTCACCATTCCAAAGTGTAGAATTGTTTGCATAAACTGCATAACCCTTCATACGTAATTGACGAACTGCTTCATGCGGGTTAGCAAGACCAAATCGTGCAGTGATTTGTTTAGCAGTTACTGTTTTACCTGATTTAAGGTAATTGATTAATGATGTTGTTGCTGACATACTATTACTCCTTGAAATTGCGACGTTACGGGAAATGCTGATAAGATTGTCGCTTGTCTTACCGAATACTGTACCATTATACACTGGTTTTGAATTAAAGTTAAATAATTTTTTTAAGTTCATAATATATTATGGCTTTAGGCCATACTCCTTGATCACGTTATTTAATAATGGTGAGAACTTAGATAAGTCAATCACCGCTTCTACATTTCCACTGAGGTAATCCTCCATCTCCGATTCAGTGGGGACCGGAAATCCATAAACACTTTTCAACTTCTTATTCTCTGCTACTATAAGCCAATTAGGATAGCCTAACTTGGGACATCCATCTTCTCTGGCATCGACCATAATCTTATGATAGTCTTTTATCTGAGTAAGATCTATAGTCTCATCAGAGTGATTGAAGCGATTCATCACCTCAATCACGTACATCTTTTGTGTTGGCTTTAGTTCTTTAAATTGCATCGTTTGTAACCGTAGTTGTTACTGTTTGGCTAGCTGTAGCTGCATTATAAGCATCTGATATAGTTGCATAAGCTGCAGCATCACTACTATTCACTGGATCATGTAACACTTCTGGTGCTGGGTTTGATATCTTATCAAATACATCCATGAATGCAGCTTTAGTTTGTGGATCGAAACGGTTACAACATAACTCGATCGCTTTCTCTTTCTTTTTGAAGATTGAGAATGCTCGTACGATATGAGTCATACGACGGGTTGTGATGGTCTCGTCTACACCACCGTCTTCGAATGTGCGACGGATAGCATCAGCCCATTTAATCAATGTGTCTGCAAAGTCTTGGTCCTCACAGTTATAATGCTTCATAAGGTTCTTAACGATCTTCATCTCGACTGATGCATTAGGATACTCTTGTTCGAATGTCACTGCGAAACGCTCGAGGAATGCTTCGTTAAGTACGTTTGTGCCGATGTATCGGCCATCGTCTGAACCTTTACCCTTTGTGTTAGCTGTAGCAATGATGTTAAAGCCAGCAGCTGGAACTATAACCTCGTTCTTAAGCTTGAAGTAGTAAGGCTTGCCTTCGAGGATAGGCTGTAAACACAATAGTGTGTTAGCTGAACCAGCATCCACTTCGTCAAGCAATAATGTATAACCGTTACGTAGAGCAATCAATACTGGGCCTTCCACGATCTCCACGTTACCATTAATAAGTGTCTTAGCACCAATAAGTTGCTCTTCGTCAGACATCATGTTAAGGTTAACACGAATAAGTGGCTTACCAAATTTAGCGCAGATCTGCTCGATCATGGTTGACTTACCGTTACCCGTAGGGCCGGAAATATAAGATGGATAGAAAAGTCCAGCTTTGATGATCATCTCGAGATCTGAATAGTTGCCAAATGGTACATAGTTTGGGTCCTTGGCTGGGATTAATGTCTCAGGTCTATCGAAGTTTACGATGGCTTGGCTTTCAATTTTTACTGGGGTTTGAACCACTGAAAGCACTGGCTTTGGAATTACTGAAGGCACCTTCACGTTATAAACACCACGTGACACCTGACCAGCAATCATGAACCAAGGCATAGTATCATAACCTAATGAATTTACCACTGTCATAAGATCGGTCTTACTGATCTCAGGGGTTTTAACTAGACCTGGATAGGTCTCGAATAGTTTAGCTTGAACTTCAAGCTTTTGTTCACTTTTATATCTCATAATGTAGTCTCTCCGTTATCAATTAACAAAACCATTATATACTGAATATGAATTAATGTACATAGGCCCTAAATATATGATTCCAATAG